CATCCCCATGCTTGGCAAGGATGTATGAGAGCATTCGATCAGCCTCATCACGATATTTAGTGAACGGGAATACGAGCTGCCTGTACGCACAAACCTTTACGTAGCAAAGACGCCACGACCTGGATTTCCACAGGAAGAAGATTGAAGCACGAATCTTCTCAAAGTTTGGCTTAAGGAGCCACACGGAACCGTTATGGTGGAAACCTGCATTCAAAAAACGAGCATCCTTCAAAGGGCTAGGAGGACACTCGAGCTTCAGTTCAAACCCTAGTTCCCGAGCAAAATAGACTAGATTAAAAACCCAGTCCCGCTCCTGAACAATCGAATCATCACCGAAGAGCTTAGCAGGAGACGAGTAATAGGTATCCAACACTGACTTAACAGTAGGGTTCATACGCGCAATTTCATAGAGGAAGACCAACATCAAAGCCAAAGTGTTGTCATCGGCCGTGAGAAACTTCCCCGAAGGGTTCTTTCCCAAGATCAAATACAACCATCCCGTCACACCGATGACATATAGAGCAACGTCTGACTCGTGAAGGAAGAGCATGGCGTTCTTAAGGCCAGCCCGATCCTCACGTGCGATACACTCATTGCGATTCCTGTCAATCACTGTCTGGATACAGTCGTTAACACTTGCCTCCATGTGCGATACATCAAAGCACCAGAAGGTAGGTGTGCGACAGACTCCAGAAGACAGGTACGCAGCCATTCGGTTCCACCCTCCATACCATGGGTTCATTCCTACAGCAGACCAATCGCTGCCCGATGCCATCTCGAGGAAACTGGCATGTTGTTCGCCGTACAACATCACGGTGAGCAAATAAAGAACTATATCACCGCACATGAAGGTCCGAGTTTTACGCTTAGCCAGGTCTTCATTGAGAAGTTTATCCACCGTACGAAGCTCCCCCTTCGGGGATACTTGATAATAGATATGATTCCAACGAAAAAACTTACCTGGGCGATACTCAAACATTACGTCGAAACGACCGGTTGTGATAATCTGACGAAGTATCTCTCGAATCAGGGCTTCGTCCCCACACCAAGCGGGGCCTTTAGCCTTGTATTTCATATTCATCGGAAATCCTGGGGAGGTTGTCTTGTCCATACAGGACACGGCATACTCAACCTCACGGACTTTACCACGCATTGAACCAGTCATTATTACACCAAAAGCCTCTGT